GACGTAGTAGGCGAGTGCATCGGTCCCGCCGCTAACCGTTAGTGTTGGTGCTGTACCCCCTGGGAACTTCCAATAGCTCCCGTAAGCAAGCGTGTAAGACGCTCCATTGGTGATCGTGATCACCCCGGACTGACCAGCTGTGAGGTTGGTGGGGTTAGCGAGGGTTGCATTGACACCCAGCGTCAAGCTGAAATTGTTGGCCAACGAGAAATCTGGGGTCACAGTTGCACCCGATGTCAGTGCTACCACAGCCCCGCGCTGGGCTTTGGTGAAGCTCTGCGCTGTGCCTAGGGCTGCGTAATCACTGATCGAAGCACCAGCCGGAATCGTGACCGTACCTGTGAAGGTCGGGCTGGCCAACGGGGCATAGGTGGACCCAGCAGCACTGGTGGTCAGATACCCAGGAACGGTTGGTGTGCCCGTAAACGTGGGGCTAGCCAAAGGCGCAAAACCTGAGATCGACGCGCCAGCAGGGATCGTTACGGTCCCAGTAAAAGTAGGGCTGGCTAGTGGCGCTCTAGTTGTGTCAATTGGGTGAACGTGATCCTGTCTGGCGAACCTAGTGCTAGTCCCGACCGCAGCTGTTCCATTGACTATCGGCGTAGCAGAAGCTGCTTGCCCGACCACATAGGCTGTCGTGGCCAATTGGGTGGTGCTGGTATCGACTGAGGCTGTTGGTCCAGCAGGAGTTCCCGTAAAGGTTGGAGAGGCCAAAGCAGCCAAACCCAAATTGGCGGCGGTCACATCTCCGATCGTGATCCAACCTGAGTTGGCACCGTTCCGAATCTTCAAAAGTGCCGGACTAGCACTCGTATCAATCCAAAGCTGATAGGCGTATGTGGTCGTTGGCGCCGTCGAACCAGAGTTCTGGCTGACAATTGCCGCCAAAATGCTGTTTAACTCTGAGCGGAAATTGGCGCCGCTCTGGTTACTAAGTACATAGTCGGTGGATTGGCTCATGCGATTTGCCTGCCGTGACCGACGGCCATGTAGTCGAACTCCTTACTGACAATGCTACCGGCACCATTTCTGAACGTAACTTGAAACCCAGTGCGGGTGGTGTTGGTGATTGTGAAGTACCCCCCAGTCCCTATATCTTGGGCTGTGATGCCAATGCTGGGCACGTCATAGAACGCGCTCGGAAAGGTAACTGTATAAGTACCTGCGCCGCTGGTGATATTGCGTTGCTGCTCGGTACGCCGCTGAAATTGGGTGTTTACACCAAGTTGCGAGACCACTAGGTTTTGCGCCGAGTTCGTGGCATTAGCCACCATTTTGAATTGGAACCCACGGCCGCGTGTCGTTCCATTTACGAACGGTTGCCAGTCGCCCCAAAGCGGTGAGCTGCTTGGGTTGTTATTGGTGGCACGGACATAGAGGCCGGTATTGACTGAACCTACGTCATCCCCATCGATGTCGTCCCAATCATCCATATCAGCCAAGCGGTCGTCCATGAAATTTCCAGGCTCAAACGCACGGGTTTGAAGGATTGCTTGCAGATCCATGTCGTAAACAGCCCCGAGGTCCAACGTTGAAAAATATTGATAGGTGCCTTCGGTGACCGACCCACCCACGTAATCGATGAAGCTGGTCAGACCATCCCAGTTGCCATCTAAGGCCATGTCATCGATCAACGCAGAAGCGGTCAGTACCAAACCACCTTCATCGACGTTGTAGGCCATGTTGGTGTAAGTGCCCTGAAACGGTGGGCTAGTGGTGTCTTCTCTGTATTGCTGAATTAGTAACGCATCTTGTGGTGCCGGTAGGCTTACGACCACGTTGGCCGTACCTGACGATTCATTGCCCAAAGAATCCACAGCGCGAACAAAATAGGTGCCGGTCAACAGTGGAACGATCTTGCGCGTTGCCGACCCAGGCACTGCTGGCACGATGTCATTGGATTGCCCCCAGCTCGCAGTTGTATCAGTAAGCGGACAATGCCTAATTCTGATCTCTCCACCAACACGCACATCAAGATCAACAGCCTGCGGCCAATACAGTTCTGCACTTTTTTCATCAATGGGCGTAATAAAGAGATCGGCAATGGTCTCTGGTGGCGCTGTTTTGCCCAGGGCAGTGAAAGCTAGGCTCGCACCTGACGATCGTTTGCCGCTTGCCCCAATGGCCGTAACTTGAATGTCATAGGCACCAACATCGCTGTTCAAGATTTCGGCATCAGGTGCTCGCGTGGTAGTTGTTATGTAGTTTCCACTATTGATGCGATAACGCACTTCATAAATGTCGGCACGGCTTGCCTGTTTCCAACCAACAATGATTTTGGATTGCACTTGGCCATTGCTTTCGTACAAAACTTCATTTGCTTGAACGTTTGTAGGTGCTGTAGGTGGCTGGTTGAGATCGCTGACATCTCGCGTTTGAAGCGGCACACTGCGCTCCACATAGTCGTATTTGCTGGAGTTGTAACTGAGAGCAGTGACTGCATAGGTATGACCATCTTGCTCTGCAATGCCCAACACTCGCCAGGTTGAAAGCTGAACGTTTGCATCACCAAGCGAATACGGTGCCCCAACAGATGGCGCTTGCGTTAAGGCCGTGCCAGGCGTGACAGTCGTGCCGCTTATGTTGGAATTGGCCACAATTGCAATCGAGCCATCTGGCAGCATGACGTTTAGCGTGAAATTCGATTGAATATCTGTAATTCCACGATCTAACTTAATGCTGGTTGTTGTGGAGCCAGCAGCGCACCGACCAGATCGAACTACACCAGCACGTGATGGGTCGCTAATTTTGATGACATCGCCAGGGCGAACAGTCATGCCAGCGGCTATATCAGCAACAAAAGTGACGGTTTCTGTTTCGTTTTGCTCTGAATAAAGAATCCATTCGCCAAGCCGACGCGCTTGCCCGCGACTTGTGCATGCAAATGCGGTGATTTCGGTTTTAACAACGCCAAATTTATCAATTCCTATTTTGTCTTCTATGACTTCATAGGCCATGTCCCTCATGTCTAGATCGAGGTATGACACCACTACAACGGTGTGCCTGGTCTTGAGGCTGCTGCCGCTGTAATTAAATCCGGCTTCTGTGACGTTGGATTGATTAAAGACAAAAGCATAGTCAGTTGGAGCATCTTGCGCCAATGTCAAGCTGCCGGTCGCCCAATAGGGCATGGAGCGCATGACAGAGCAAAGATCTGAAATTAGTTTGAACGCTTCTTCTTGGCTTTGAATGCTGACGTTGCAAGAAAAGCGCGGCTCGTAAACAATGGAACCATTGGTGGCGCGCAAGCCTGAATCAACCAATGCGCTTGCGTATTGGCTGCAACTGTAAAAAGTCCATTTGTCCAGCTGGCTAGCGTCAACGTGATCACCAAACCCATAGCGTGTCGAAGTCAGGAGGTCCCAGAGGATCCAAGCGGGATCTGATGTCCAAGCCTTTGAAGATTTGAACGTTCCATTCCATACGCCGCTATAGATCATCCTGCCGTTTTTGGAATCAACAGTGGCATTGCTTGGGATGGCAACCTTGACACCACGAATCCGATAGGCACGGCTAGGAATTGATGGGAACTGCTGAGCATTGATCTTCAGACCAAACAATGCACTATTTGGGTACCTTGTTTTGGCGTTGATCTTTTCAGTATATGACGACCAATAAAGATCGTTGTTATAAGTTGTGTTGTTGGTATCGACAGGTGGAGCGTCATCCGTCACGCGCACCACGCGAATGTTTACTGGTGGCGCCTGTGTCAAATCAATGCGGTGAACTTTTTGATATAGATCAGCAGACCGACCACTAATTGTGTTATCAATGACAGTGGTATAGGTTCCACCACCATAAGAAGTTTGTATGTAGTAACGAACGTCAGTACCAACAACGTCTCCATTCTTTTTGAAAATCTGGAGTGCAGGGATAGATAGCGTAATGCGAACAGCATTAACGGAAGTATTAGTTATTGATCGAGCAATGGGTACGGCCTTCAAAATTTTAGTATTAACCGAATATTCTGTCTGGTTAGCATCGCCAATAATATCGGTGTACGATTGATCTTGCGTTCCTTTTCGTGCTGCGAATACAGCAGTGCTTACATCAAAGTTGTAATCAGACGCTTGAGGTGACGCGGAAGCATCTGCACGCAATACTGGCGTATTGTTAAAATAAACATCCTTGAGCATTGCCGCGTTGTATTCCGTTGTTCCCCACGTGTATGCCTTTGCGGAAGGGAAGCCTTCAATTTCTCCTTCACTCAATAAATCCAGGATTCGTGCAACCTGAATTGAATTAAGATCGTCTTTTGCGTTCCCCATCTCAAACCTCCTCGGTGTTGATACCGACAGAGATCACTACGCTGCCGACCAAGGTTTCGCCGTAAACAATGGGTACTGGGACACCTTGACGGCTGATATTTTGAATGCCTGAAAAGCTATACGATTTGCGCGGGTCATTTTGGTCTTTGCCAACACCTGGCGTGGGTGTCAGCAATTGCGCGACGCCACCAAGCACCAAGCTGGCGCCGATGGCAATACCAATTGCTCCAACGCTTAATGGTGCAGCTGCACCAAGCAATCCAATTGCTGCCCCACCAAAACCACCTGTCACCACTGTCAATGCAATCAAGGCAACTCCCGCCAAGATTTGCAAGAAGCTACTTTTTGCACCTGTCGGCACTGGAATGATTCGGATTTCTTCGGTCGTCCCCGCTGGGTAATGCAACTGTTCCGGGTGGTCTTTTATTTCAAGATCCGCTTTCCCCAGACTTACTTTGTAATACTGCTCTGCCATGTGCGTGCGAAGTTGCGGGAAGTTGGCCACCAAAAACCGCACCGCCTCTGCCGGCGTATTCACTGCTGCTTTGAAAGTTCGCTTGCCTAAGAATTTGGCCAGGCTGCCGTAAACCTTGATGACCCGCATCACTGGCACCTGCTGGAATGGCGAAGCACGCAACCCGTGTTGTTCTGATAATAGCCATTGTAAAGATCGCGGGAGCTGAGGCGATCCTGGATATGGTGCAGCATCAATTGATCACCGATGTAAACGCCGACATGGTTTAACCCAGGAGAATCAAGCCGCATCAAAATGGCGTCACCGGCCTGAAGGTCGTGAAAATCAATCTCAACAAAGCCAGCTTCTGCCCAGCAACGCTCAAACATGGGATCAGCGTTGAAGTTGGAGTAACTGACTGGTCGTTGCCAATCACGCAGTTCTAGCCCCAGCTCTTCTTTGTACCAGTCACGGACGAGACTCCAGCAATCGGTAACGCCCCATACCCAAGGCCGCCCCAGCAATGGTGCCTTGTAGCCGCTTGGTTCGCAGTACCCCCAACCCAGCGTGTCTGGGTTGACAATATGCCAGGGCACACCGGAGCGCTCACACGAAACCAAATCGGCCTGACTAGGCTGCGGTGCTGCATTGGGATGACTATGGAATAGAGCCACCACCTCCCCAACATCCTCAGCCGCAGCAAAATCATCTGGCGACAAGATAAAAAACTCATCATCGTTAGCCAGGTTTTGACATGGCCAATAACGCTCTCGGCCTTTGATGATGACCACCAAACCACATGCTTCACGCGGTGCTTTTGCCTGCGCATGTTCAATTGCGGCATCCTGCCAGGACTTCATCCGTAATACGTTCCAATGCTGGGAAACGATCCAAATGGCAGTTCAGCAGTCGAACCAAATCGTGCTTTACAGCTGGTGATCCGTTTGCCGCATACATCCTTGGCAGGGTCAACAGTGATCAACGTTGAAGATGATGTGGTGATCATTGGCTCATCTGCTGATGAATAACCCGAAGACCAAATCGCACGATCTGCGTTGTCATACAGGACCAAATTGCCATCATTTTGAATGATCAATTTATTGCTGGCGTAGCCTGTAGTGCCAGTGATTTGGATTTGGGGACCAGCAGAGGTAAGCATTCCTTGGGACGTGTTGCGAAATGGATTGCTGCCTCCAATGGAAACAGTTGCGTTGAAAGTTTCATTCAAATTCCAAAATCCCCCAGATGCCGTCACGCTGATTGATTGCAAATCCCATTTGTACGCTTGCCCGCTGTAGTGACCGGCTGGCAATGCAGCAGTATGTGCTAAAAATTGAATAGTAATAAAACGTCCTGGTGAAATTGTTGTGGGTGAATAAAAAGTACGAGATGCTGTTGATTCCGCACCGCCTAGATTTGAACCAAGTGCAGCACTACCAAATAATTCCCAGCCAAAGGAACCAGAACGACCTTCTGTAATATCTGTCGGAACCCAGCCAATGCCCCCGGCAGAATCCCTTACAAATGCAGCACTTGTCACACCAACGCTGGTGTTGGCCGTATAGGTCTGCCATTTGACCTGGCTGGTGGTGAGATTTGTGATCACCAAATTGCCATCGACTTGATTGCGCAATCGGTAAGAATCCGTGTTTGAGCCAGTATTGCTTGCCCAAACCAAACTGCTGTTTTTGCTGTAAACGGCAAGGTTTCCATCGGACTGCATCACAGCGCGATACCACCCATTGCTGGAAACCATTTGGTTGGGCGATAGAAGATTTTCTCCGAAATTCAATGTCGTGAATGTTGCAGCAATATTTGCAGCAGGCGTGGTGGCGATAGTTTCGTCGTTTTCGTTGAAATACGTGGTGCCCGTATAGCCGCATTCAGGTCCGCGATACTTCCACTGACAAATGTTGGCAATGCACTGGCGCTTGGGTGCTCTGATGCCTGCAAGATCAAATACCGCTGCAAGCTCCCACTCAACGACATCGCGGTTTTCAGCAGCCTTGCGATCCACGTAGTAAATCTCCTGTGGCATCTCAGCTGTTGGATCTGGCGTGCCATACGGGTTGATGCCGTCAGTGAAATTTACTGGGTCCAAGAAACGGCTCAGCGTGCGGATGCGGATGAACTTGGCACCTGTTAAATCGTTGCCTGGAGTAAATTCGTTGACGCCAAGCAGTAATGCTGAAATGCTGCCCAGCAGGTTGGCGACCCGTACCTTTGGTCTTGGCAGCTGGCCACTGCCCGTATATTCAAAGCCTTCAACCTCAACGGGCAACGCTTGATAGCTTTTGCTGTTCCATACGATATCGCCGGCTGGCATCTTTTGATTGACGCCACCATGGAACCGAACCACATCACTGCTGCCATGTAAGTCCTGAACAAGGTGCAATTCATACAGCTCGATGATTGCGTAGGGAGAGCTTTTAAGTAGCTCCTGAAACATCTCGCTCATGGTTCAAACACCTCAACAAATGTCGCTGTGATGGTGTTGTTGTTGTAATTGGTCATTTCCATATTCCATTCACTGCAAACGTATTTAGCAGTGGTGCCTCGTGGTGGTGTCCATGTGAAACTTTCGGATCCCGCCCGCGCCTCCAGGAACGTCAAAATGCTTTCGCGTTCGGTATTAGTGCGATTTGAAAAGGTAAGGCGCCACGATTTGGGGTCGTAATTTAATCCATAGCTAATACGCTGCTCATAACCATCACCAAATTGCACCTTCCGCACTCGTGGTTGACTGGATTCGCTAGCGCTAAAACTTGGGGTGTAGGTGAAGGTTGCCATTGGTTATGCAGTAAGTAAACCGCCGGGGCGCTTTTGTTTCACCATCTCTTCCTGCACAGCAGCAGCAATCACCCGTGCCAATTGATTCCCTTTGACGCTATCACCTTGCACGCTGCTGCCTTTAGCATCCACACTCACGTTAATCGTGGTAGATCCACCCCCATTTGCAGCCTCTACACCTAGTCGCCCATTTGGGCCACGCTTAAGTGGCATGATTGCCTCTGGTCCCGCCTCACCCATTAGCCCTATCCCTTTGGCAAAGGGGAAGATCGTGGGCTTGCTGACAATGCCACCTTGAGCAAATGGCGTAACCGCACCACCTTCAAATACACCACCTTTTGCAAACTTGATACTGCTGATGGCTTTAACGATTGGAGCAATCACCATAATCTGTAAAAGCTGATCGGCAATGCTCTTCAGGAGGTTGCCAGCAATCTCGCGCAGGCTTACCGCCCAATCCTTAGTTCCATTAATTAGCAAATCAAGCGATGATTTTAAAGCCCCACCAATGCTGCCAGCAATTCCATCGAGGATGTCTTTGTTGCGTTGCTGCGCTTCCGTCAAGCCCTCGGAAGCAGTGACTAAGCGAAGAATTTCATCGTGCTGTTTTTTGTAAAGATCAGGCATATCTATCTCAATCTGGTGCATCCTTTCTTTAATGCGTAACCGGCGTTCTTCGTCTGTCCCCAGCATTCCAGAACTCAATTGCAATTGCTGCATAAACTTATTTTCTTCATCCATTTGTTGCTTGCGGGCCATATCTTTTTCTGCAAATGCCTTGGCAGACATTGCATTGAGAAGCCCCTTGGCTTTGTCTTGTAAGCCTTCAAACTTGAGCCTACCCCCTGTTCCCTCAACTAACCCTTGAATTTGCTGAAAAATATTTTTCTGCTCATCTTTGATATTGTTCAACGCTGTCTTGTATTTGCCATCAATCGCAGCTGCACCAACGGCGCCAAGCGTTTGGGTTTCAAGTTGAATGTCGCGAGTTTTTGCCGTTAGATCACCAGCAAGTTTTATTGCGTCTCTCACCGCATTGTTGTAATCTTCTTGCTCCCGTTTCGCCTCCTGTGCTTGTAAACGCATGGCTCGCTTAGCCGCTGCGTCTGCTGCCTTTTGCCCTGCCAGATCCGTGAATTCTGCATTGCGCCCACTAGTGCGCAGGCCAGTGCCAGGGGAAGGGGCATCGGTCCAGATGCGTGAAATTGCAGCAAAGTCCTGCTGCGCTTGCTTTATGCCTGCGCCTACCCCGTTGCTGATTGCCTTGCCAGCGCCAGCAAAATCCCCCTTCAAAGCTTTGCTTATTGCATCAAACGAAAACACAATGGTCTTAATCCACTGATCCATCAATTTGATGGTCGCATAAAGGAACGTCGCAACAACTCGCAACCCACCTGTGATTACTTTGAACAGCGATGTCCAATCATTTTTGGAATCAAACAGTTTGGCAAACTCTTCAAGGATTGATTGAAGGGCAGGCAACAGCGCATCGGTCAGCTCCAGGCCAAACCCCTTAGTCTGGATCTCTAATGTTGTCAGCGTGTCGTTAAAGAGATCTGATCGCGCCGCAAAATCATCACTAATCTTGTAGGTAAATTTTTCCATGGCCGCCGCGCCATCATTCAGCATCGGGATCAGATCAGCCCCTGACTTGCCAAACAGCGCCACAGCAGCAGCAGCCTTTTGAGCGCCATCAGGCATATCAGCAAACCGATCGGCAAGCTGCTTCAGGATCGCGTCAGTTGGTTGGATATTCCCTTTTGCGTCTTTGATATTGATGCCAAGATCCTTGAACTTCTGTGCTAGCTCTGCATTACCGCTGGCCGCCTTAACCACGTTCACGCTGAGCTTGGTTAACCCCTTGGTGAGAGTGCCCATATCAACGTCTGCCAGCTTGGCTTGATTGCCAATGCCCGTCAAAGCTTTGGCGCTAATGCCAGTGATGATCTGCATCCGGTTGAGCGCATCACCCGCGTCGATGCCCTGCTTCACAACAGCAGCGAGGCCGCCAACAATTGCAGTGCCAGCAATGGCTGAGGCAAATCCAGCAACTGAACTCTTGAGATTGTTGAAACTGAGCTGAGCATTTTTGACTTGCCCCTGCAACCCCTGCATGGAGTTGCCAAGTCTGCGGATATTGTTTTCCCCTTGTACGTCAGCTTTGATTTTTAGGACTGCATCCATGTTCATGGTCTATGCCTCCCGCTTTGCAATTGCTGCTAGGACCGCGTACTCCATCACCTGCAAATCCTCTAGGAGCGAGCGCTGGTCTTCCACTCCACATAGTCTAAAGAGCCATTCTGC